CTCCTTAAGCGGCGGAATCGAGGACTTCGGTCAGCCACTGGTTGGTGACTTCGACGCGGAAATTGGGGTTTTCGGCAGGCGGCACATCGGTGAAGCGGATGTTCCAGTACACCTTGCCCTGCTCCAGTTGGCTGGCGGTGTTCAGTTCCGGGTCGGCGAAGACCTCGAAATTGATGATCGCGCCCTGGTTCTTCAGGTCGCGCATGAAGGCCTGCAGACCCTCGGTGACGTCCTTGACGTAGGTGGCGGTGATGGAACGGTCGACGGCCCACTTGTGGCCGTAGAGGATCGCGTCCATGACGATGTCCATGGTCCGCACGCGGGTGACGAAGGCCCATTTCGGATCGCTCGACAGGGTGCGGTTGCCCCACAGGCGGAAGCCGTCGTCGCGGATGATGGTGGCGATGTTGGCGTTGTTCAGCAGGTTGGCGCGGCAGGTGTCGTCGCCGTCGAGGAACTCCACGGCGCGGGTGGTGCCGGTGATGCCGACGAACTCCTTGTTCGAAGGCGACGCCCAGAAGCCGTACTCGCGGTCGGTGTAGGCGAACAGGCCGGCGACCCAGGCCGAACCCGGCGCGTCGACGGTGGCCTCCTCGGCGTTGTCCCAGTAGCGCACGCCCGGGTCGACCAGGAAGGCGCGCTTGGCGCCGAAGTTCTTGGCGTAGGCGATGGCCGCTTCGTCGGTGGTGTTGGGGCCGTCGATGATGGCGATGGCGCGCAGCTTGTCGGCCAGGGCCACCAGGGCGGTGCCGACAGCCTGGGTGGCGCTGTGCTTGGGGGTGACCAGCAGGCGCGGCTGGGCGTTGAAACGGCTCTTGCCGTCGAGCAGCGCCTGCAGGCCGGTGCGCTTGCCGTCGGCCAGCACGTTGCCGATGATCGCCGCAGTCTGCTCGGCGGCGTCTTCGAGCTTGGCCACGCCGCAGGCGACGATGACCGCCTTGGCGCGGCTGTAGATGGCGCGGCAGGCCTTGGTGATCGCCGCGTCCTGACCGAACGCCGCGACCGCTTCGCGCTCGCTGGTGATCAGCACCAGGTCATTGGCCTTGGCGGTGACGCCCGGGCCTTCGGTGAAGGTGTCGACCAGGCCGATGATCGAGGACGACGGCAGCGCGATGCTGCGGGCGCCGGTGTCGACGTTGGTCACGGTGACGCCGTGGAAGAATCCACTCATGTAGGTGTGCTCCAGAAAAAAGAAAGCCCCGCGAGTGCGGGGCCAGGATGGGGCCGGTCCCGAAAGCGTTCGGGGCCGGAGTAGAACGAAGTGAACAAAGCGAAAACAGTCAGCCTTGCCAAATACCTGCACAAACGGCTTCAGATCACCTTCAAACGCCCAGGGTAGGCAGTGCTGCGGGGTCTTACCGTACCCCAGTAGATTGCATTGGTTTCCGTCTGAGTGGTGCCGACGTAATAGATTGCGCTGGTGAAACCATCACCTTTGTCGACCCCGACCTCAGCCAGATTACCGATGCCGTGAACAGCAGGAGCGCTGGCATTGTCACCGGTGATTTTTGTCCCCATGCGCCAACTGCCGGCAGTACGGCCAGGATCGACCCCCCGCCCTTCATCGAGCAGGCGAAGAAATTCGCCGCGAAAATCCGGAACACGGAACGTTGAAGTGCCGTCGCCCCGAGTCCAGGCGCCCTCCATGCCAGCACGCTGCGCTTCATCCACAAGCATTCCCGATTGCTGGGCGTGGTCCCATAACCAGGGCCAGTCGCCACGCCCCAGCAACCGAGCGTCAGGCCGCCCCCAGCCGCCTGGGTTGGTGGCTGTCGTGGTTTCAAAAGCGATGCGTCCCAACGGCGTGTTATCGAACCGGTCAAGGAGCAGCCAGCTACCAGCGCCATCACTGCGTAAATGCCAAAAGTCACCGGCGCCCATCAGCACAAAGTGGCCATAGCCTGCCGGGCGCAGATGGGTATGAAACTTGACCGACTCGCCGCCTACGGCCCGCACGGTCAGGTTGTTGCCGCTGTTGTCGATCCGTTGTACGCGGATGTCCATCGGCTTGGTAGCCGCCGGCAGTACAATCAACAGCGAGCCGGCGGAGGCATCGACCAGCACCACGCCGATATCATTCTCGGTCAACACTTTGTTGGCGATGATCGGGGCATTGTTCAACCCTCGCACCGCCAGTAAACCGCGCTCAATCGCGGCCAGATCATCGGCACGACTCATTGATCACCCCCTGATTGTTCAAGGAAAGTCGGGGGCACCGGCCGCGCTGATACGTCAGGAAACGCCTCGGACTGGGGCCAGTCGCGCAACGCCTGCATGAACACCAGCAGCTCGGAGAACTGATCGGCGGTCAGCGTGGTGGCGGCGCCAATTTCCAGCTGGTCGCGATGACGATCACGCAGCCAGACCAACTCGGCCAACTCAGCGTCACGCCACGCGCGCTCAAGTGATTCAGCGCTGACCTGCGACCGCCCTACATAGGCGAGGTATCGGGGGTCATCGTCGGGAACCTCGATCACGCCCACCCAAGCCTCGGCAGGCTGCGGACACAAAAAGGCCCCCACGACTGCACCGTCGTGAATTTGCAGGTATTTCATAAGGAGTAGCCCGTAATGTAGACACTGAATTCCGGCGTACCCGACGTAAAGTTAACCGTCGTCATGTACATCTGTTGCCGGGTCGCCAGGGGCAGCCCATCGAACATCATCGACACGGTGCCGCCAGCGCCCACGGTCGAGGTGTTGCGCTTGATGCCGTTGGAAGCCGGCGTAGACAAAAGCTCAAGCGACAGGGCGCCGGCCTGCGTGCTCCTGACCGAAAAAATACCCTCAACCGTCACCGCGTTAGGCGGAACCGATCCAACCAGGGAAAGCGGCACCTGCGTCTGCACCGTAGAGCCGAGGTAAGGCTGGGTGGGCAGCGGTGCAACCGAACGACCCTTGACGACAACCGGCGAGAACCGGCCAGAGCCGTCGGTAGGAACAACCGCGACCAACGCCGACGCCGTGAAGCCGCCCGGCGGCATCGCTCCCACGTAGACCTCCGGGGCCACCCCCGAGGTGGCATTGACCGCTAAGGCGGCGGCAGCCTTGGTCTGCGGGTTGTAGATCACATAAAGGGCCACGTAACCATTGACCGGTGCGGCGCCGACATTCATCCCGCCGGCACCGACAATGGCAAGATTGATCTGCACCGCAACACCGGAAAGCGCCCACCCCAGCTCACCCAGCGCGTTTTTCACGACCAGCTCATCAGCCAGCCAGGTCGCGGTTGGCGAGTAAGCCAGCACATCCATCCGCGCACCGCGCGATTCACCAACCGTGGCGCGCGCCGTGCTCAGCGCTTGCACGCTTGCGGCAAGCGCCGACATGTCGATTTGCCCTTGGTTTACGGGGGCGCTCCAGGACTTGATACACCACATCACCGCCAGGTTGCGCGGCCGGGTTTCTTTGCCACCTTTCGCGGCATCAGGAAAGAACACGCTCGAGGTGAGGGTCGCATCGAGTACTGAGCTGCCGGCAGGCTTGATGATCGAACCCAGATTCCCCCCAGCACTTCCGACGACATTGGCGTCAATCGGCAACCTCCCATAGCCTGGGTCAGCGGAGTACACAGCATGGTGGTGGTCGCGCAGAGAGTCGGCTTCCCAACTACCGACCCCTCTACCCGGATCTACCCCGCGCCCATGGTCCCAGCCGCGCAGAAACTCGCCCCGCGAGTCCGGCAACCGGAAGTAGCCAGCCGGCTCATCCCCCTTGTTGAACGAACCGGCCAAGTATGCGGCCAAGTCAGGGTAGACCGCTGCGCTCTGTACGCTGCCGTCAACCTCAAGAAACCCCGGTGGCACCGTGCCGTTGGGAAACGGCAACATACCGCCCACCGGCAATGCCGAGGCGGTAGTCAGCAGCGCCTGGACTTCAGCTTTGGTGTAGGTGTTGGCCGTAGAGAACGAGCTGAACGCCAACACCTCGACCGACTCGCCCAGATTGCACGGCGCCTTGAGCGTGATTTTCTGGCCGTCCGACAGATAGCCGGTGACTTCCCGGCCGTTACGCATCACGAGCGTGCTGCCCACCACATGCGGCACGCTGAATACCAGTTGCCCGGCCGAGGCTTCGAACGAGAACCGCTCGAAGGCTTTACCGGCGCCGACGCCGCCACCCAACTGGAAATAGGCGCCGTCGTAGTTCAGGTCATACAGCGCCCCGGCGCGGATATCGCCGCCCACTAGGTCGACCAAGCCTGCGGCGCCGGTTTTCTTCACGGCCACGGCCGCCAAACCGCCAATTTTCGCAGTGACGGCGCCGGTGTTGCTGGCGATCGCCTGGAACTGGAAGCGCTGCCCGGCCGCGTAGGCCCCGAGCGCCGCCTCGTTGCTCTTGAGCGACAGCACCAAGGCATCAGCGGTGCCGCCGGCCGCGCCGAGCCAGGCCAGCGGCCCGGCGTCCTTGGCCACGTCGGCACGACGCAGGTACTGCGGGTGCGGGTCGGGCGCGTCCAGGTGCGCCTTGAGCTGGTTGCGTGCGTACAGCTCGGCAACTTCGCGTGCCTTGTCGACATAATCGCGAGTGGCCAGCACGATGCTGGGGTCGACCTTCAGCGTGACATTGGCGAGATTGCCGAACACCACATGCATGCGGATGGTCTGGGTGCGCCCGGAACCTTGCGCCAGCAGCGGCTTGTAGCTGGGCGCCGGTTTGGCCACGGCAATGAAGTTGCCGTTGGCATCCTCCAGCGCCAGCTCGCGGATCCACCAGCCGCCGGTTTCTGGTGGCAGAACCAGTTCGGCCACCAGCACGCCAGGGTCGGCAGGCGATTGATACAGGGCATTGAGCTGTGCCCGATAGACCTGGCGCACCAGCGCGGTCTGGGTTGGTTTGGGCGTTGGGTCGGGGGTCTGCGAAGGCTCGCCGCCTGCATCACCGATCAACATGTGGGTGATGTTCCAGGGCAGGCCCAGCACAGCAGTGTTGGCCTGCTGGGCGATACCCACGTTGGTCAGGAACCCACCGAATTGGGTGGTTGAGTTAGCCATTGAGGTAGATGTCCAGTATGTCCAAGGTGTGGTCGTTCACCAGGTTGTAAGCGCCCAGGTGTACGTCGATATCCGATGCCTGCCAGGGAAGTACCTCCAGCAGTTCACCGTCGTAGAGCGCAACGGCCTGATAGGCGGGGATGTGACTTTCGAGGCTGATGTCGAGCCCGACCAAGTGCCGGCTGACCGGCTTGGCGTCCTCGATCAGTCGGGTCAGCTCTTGATAGGTCTGTTCATCGATACCGCTATCCGCCACGCCGACCTTCAGGGCAAAGGTCCCCGGCACCCCAGCCGGCTGGGTCTGCCACCATTCCTGCACCTCGATCAGGTAGCCGAATGGCTCGACCACCCGCCGCAGGGCGCCGAGGGTGCCCTTGTGGGCGTGGACGAAGAACGCCGAGCGGATCACCGAGCGCTTGATCGCCTCGCTCCAGCTGTCGTCCCAGCGGTCCACCGACCAGGCCCAGGCCAGCTGGTAGAGCAGGTGCGCCGGGCAGGTTTCGGGGTTGTAGAGGGTGCGCAACGTGACCTTGAGGTCCTCGTCGGCCGCCACCTCGATGGCCCGCTCCAGCGGCGTGCGGTTGAGCGGCAGAAGACTCCGCATGTCAGCCACCCCGCCGCAGTTCGATGTCCGTGCACCAGGCGGCCTGGGCCTTGCTCGGACGGATATCGCTCCAACCGACCAGCTCGACACGGCTCACGCCGTCAATGTGCAGTTGCGCGTCGATCCCCGAACGGGCGACCTCGACGCCCAGGCGTCGGCGCGGGTTGACCCACGCCTGGAGACGGCGTCGGCATTCGCTGAGGATCGCTTCGAACTCCGGGCCGTTGTCGGCCATGTGCAGCACCGCCTCGACGCGGTACGGCAACACCTCGGCGCTGCGCACATTGACCCTGTCGGCGACCGGGCGGATGTCGTCGTCGTTGAGGTAGGCCTTGACCTGGGCTAGCAGCTCGGGGCTGGCCACGCCGTCGTTGTCCAGGCTCAGCACGGTGACGTCCACCACCGCCGGCGACGGGCTTTCGGCGGTCGCGTCGGCGACCCGCCCCGAGGCGTTGCGGGCATGGAGGATGTAGCTGTTGCGCGGGCCGGCGGTGGTCAGGCCTTCGTAGACCAGTTGCACGCGTTCGCGCAGGGCGTCGTCGGATTCGAGGATCGCCGCGGTGGGCGGCAGCGTGGTCGGGTCCTGCGCCTGGATCACCAGGCGTTGCAGGCTGACGTTGGCCGCCAGCTGGTCGAGGTCGCTGCCCTGGGCATAGGCCAGCAGCAGCGCCTTGGCCGCGTCATTGATACGCGCCCGGTTGAGCAGCTTGCGGTAGGCGCCCACTTCGAGCAGCTTGGTCACTGGGTCGCTTTCCAGGTTGGCGGTCCAGGCGTCGCCCAACTGAGCGCGGAAGCTGGTCAGGTCCTCCTGGTACAGCGCCTCGAAATCGAGGTCTTCGAGCAGTTGCGGAGCGGGGAGTTTCGACAGGTCGACCTGGCTCATACGGTCACCTCCACCAGGGCGTCATCCCCCAGGTAACGACCGCTCAAGGCCAGGCTAACCTGGCCATCGAGCACGGCGACGACCTTGACCCGGTCCAGCTTCAGGCGCGGTTCCCAGCGCCCAAGGGCGCGGGCCACCTCGGCCTGCACCGCGCTCTTCCAGCCTTCGTTGACCGGCAGGTCGACGTAGCGGCGCAGCTGGCTGCCGTAGTCCGGGCGCATGCGACGGCTGCCCAGTGGCGTGGTGAGGATGTCTTCGATGGATTGACGCAGGTGGGCCACGCCCGACAGGGGTTGGCCGGTGCGGCGGTCCATGCCGATCATGGGGCACCTCCCGATTCAGGCGCATCCTGCTCATGGATATGCATGGCGTTCTCCGGATATGAAAAAGCCCGCACGGGCGGGCTGTGTTTGTGATTCCGCGGGTCAGGCGGGAGGTATCGGCCAGTCGAGTTCATTGGGGAAGCCAGCCTGGTCGGGCAGCCGAGTCAGCCCCAGGCGGTAGGTCTTCCAGGCTCGCAGCGCATCGAGTTCGGCATCACTGGCGACTCCAAGATCAAGGGCGTCCTGCAGGGGCGTAATCGTCTGGTCGGCTAGGCCGCGCAAGTGCGTCAACAGGTCCACGGCATCCTGCCGGTTCGGGAACGCCTGCTTATGCTCGGACTCCCCGGGTGGTGGCTGAACCTTGAGTTCGGCCTTGGCCGGCATGACCAGGCGCACGTCGATCCAGCTGTCCAGCGGTACGTCGATCGCCTCGCCTTTGCCCAGATGCATCTCACCCTGATCGTCCAGGGTCCAGCGCTGTCTGAACAAGCGGACCAGTACCGTGCCATCCTCGTGCTACTCGCTCTCGGTCAGGCCCAGGGCTCTTCCGCCATCCGGCGAGCAAGGGTCCTGGATGCGCCAGCCCTCGAGGGCCAGGCCCAGGCTGCCTCGAACTTGATAAACACCGGTGTCGAGGCGTTCGGCTGTGACGCCACGCGCCTCGTCGTTGGCGGCGCCCCAGCGACCGGCAGGTTCGAACGTCTGCTCCCGCAGGTCGATACGGGTACTGCGCTCGACATCGGTGATGCGCACAATCGGTGATGCTGTCGAAAGCACGCCCCCCGAACCGCGCGTGGTATTGCCTGTGTGGTAGAGCTCCGCCCAGGCAGTACCTCCCTGGTCTGGTATGACCGAACGGAAGAACGCCCGATTTTCCGAAATACCCAACGCAAGCTGGGACTGCCAACGAACATCTGGTCCCCATCGAGTCGACAACACCTGCACGGTTAGATAAGGCGCATTCTTGCCGAGATAACTGCCATACAGACCGGTGGGGCGCGCGTTTTGTAGATCACCTGGCTCATTGATCGACGGGCAGAGCCAGCCACCAGGCGCAACTACCATCAACTGGCCAGGCTGGTCCCCTGTGTTCGCGGTGGCGCCGGTACCCAAGCCGAGCGCTGCGCGAGCGCCCTCCACACTTTGCGCTCCAGTTCCACCACGGACAATTGGCAGAGCCGCGGGGATGTTGTCGCCGCCCAGCGCGGCATAGAGTTCATCGAAATTCGCCTGCGTCCGTACGAAAGCGCTGCGCTGGGTATCCCCACCGGCGCCGGTGGGTGCGCTGCCCAGGTTGATTGTCTGCTTGGCCATCTCGGCCCTCCAAGTTCGAATCCGGCTCCAGTGGATGCGCCAGAATTCAGTGCTTGTGATTAGCGGTATTGCCGGCGGTATCGATTATCCGCCCGCCGCCTTTGATGTCGCCGCTAACCTGCAATGGCCCATTGACCGTGACCTTGCCGGTCAGGGTGATGGCGGTGGAATCGAGCGTAATGGCGCCGTCGTTGACCACCAATGTGCTGGCGCCGACCTTGATGGTCGCGTTGCCGCTGGGCAGTTGGATGTCATAGCGCCTGGCCTGCCAGTCGTAGCTCAGCGCGCCTCCATCGTCGAAACGCCAGATCTCGATATGGTCGCGGTTGTCCGGCGCGGCGCCGGCATTGCCGTAGAGACCCGCCACGAAGGTGCCCTGGGCCGGCTCCCCGCTGGGGCTGATCAACACGCCCTGCTCGCCCAGGCTCGGCGCCCGCCAGTGGCGAGCCTTGCCGGCCGCCTGGCTGTGCCAGCGCACCCAGGCGCTGGTCCAGTCGCCATCGGAAACCCGTACCCGGGCCGCAGCGAGGTCCACTGCCACCACCGCACAGGGAATCACCAGGCTGGCCAGCATGCGGTCATGCATTGCCGTGGCGTAGCTCATGCCAGGTCCTCGGGTGCCAGGTACTTGCCTTCGTTGCCTGGGCCGGTGTCCGGGCTGATTCCCAACAGCAGATGGCCGGGGGGCTGGTCGGGCCAAGCCCACTGGGGGTCGCCGAACAGGATCGGCTGCTCCCATTGCACCTTCCAGCCGGCACCTTCGTAGTGCGCTTGAACATTGCGGCTGGCCTCGACGAAATCCAGGCCCCACAGTTGCTGACGCAGCAGGTCCATCAGCTGCGCAGCCAGTTCGCTGCCTTGCAGTCGGGCCTGCGGTTGCATGGTGTCCGGGGTAATGTCGGCCTCGAAGGTCGCGACCAGCACGGAACGGCCGTCACGGGGAGCACCATCGGCAGTAAGGCGCAGGATGCTGTGGCGCAGTGACGGCAGTGGCAGGCTTGGGCCTGCGGTGTCATGGCTGTCGACCGAGGCTAGCGCAGGCATCGCCGCACGAATCGAGGCCGAAAGCGCCGCACTCAGGGTGGACAATTCGCTCATGGGTGAGTCCTCATCAAAATGAACGACGATCATTCGGGACAGGTCGGCCACTTTAGGGTATCGGGAAAGCCCTGATGCTCCGGCAAGCGGTTGAGTGCCACCCGATAGCGTTTCCAGGCGCGCAGACGCTGCTGCTCCTGCTCGCTGGCCTCGTCCATGTCGAGCGCATCCTGCAGGGGCGCGATGGCCTGGTCGGCCAGGACGCGACGTTGAGCGATCTCGCGCAGCGCCACGACACGCGGGTCGGGCTTAGGTTCTGGCATCGGCTCGAACGGCAATGGCTCGACCGCTACATGCAATGTCAGGCTGTGGCGCAGGTCGCTGGCAACGCCGTCACGAGTGACGCTGACCTCTAGTGCCGGCGCGGCATGACGAATGCTCACCTGGGCACCGGCATCGAGTGGGTTGATGACGTATCCCCAACCCTCCGGCGGTGGCACCATGCCGAGGGTACCGAGCACCCGGTATTCGCCAGGGCCGGCCCTGTGGCTGGTGATGGTGTTACAGCCCAGGGAGGTCACATCGATGACCTCGCCGGTCGGGCCGTCAAGATTGATAGCAGCTCGGGTCATGTCAGATCGCCTTGAGGGTGCCGTCGGCGGCGCGCGTGGTGTTGCCGGAGTGGTAAATGACGTAGAAACCAGTGGTGGCATAGTTGCCGGAACGAAACACCAGGCGGGCCTCTGGTGCCTGCCCGAAAAAAAGCTGCCCGCCCCTGAACTCACCCTGGCTATAGGGCACCGTCAAGATCGATCCATAGGAGATGCCGGTCGCGCCCTGCCCATACTGGGTGTTTGGCGTCATCAGGGAGAAACCGCCTTCCATGCGGTTGATCGAGTCGGTGTAGGGCGAAGAGCTGTTTCCGACACCGAATGCCCCGACTTCCATCAGGTTGCCGAGCGCCAGCCCGACCCCGCGAACAGCGGCGGCCCCCAGCCCAAGCGCGGTACGTGCTTCGACCGCGCTCTTGCTGCCGGTGCCACCTTGGGCCAGGGTCAGTGGTGTGGTCAGGCCACTCAGGGTCTTGATGTCAGTGTTGTTACCTGCGGCCGCCTTGGTTGCCTGCAGGTCGGCATTGCCCTGGAAGAGCTCATCGAAATTCGCCGAGGCCTTTGTCCAGGCGGAGCGCTGGGTATCCCCCCCTGTGCCACTCGGAGCCGTGCCCAGGCTGATGGTCTGCTTGGCCATATGAAGTCTCCATGCACCGACTGACAGTGCGGTCCCATAGCTGGGTGTCACACACCATCATCCGCTGCGCAAGCTATTGAGGTTTTAAGAGGTTTGGAAATGCCCTGCCAGTCAGGCTTTGACCGACCCGCACGGCCTCCAGTGAGGTTCACTTATGCTCCTGGAGAGGCGAACAGCACATTCCAGAGGTTGCTCTGGTACGGAATGGACGAGTTGATGCCGTAGGTATGCAGCAACAATGTGTTAGGGAAGGACGGGTCCAACCCCGGCCACATGCAACTGTACTGGGTACCACCGTAGTAATTGATCACGCCGGCAAGATTGTTGGCCAGGAAATACACATCGCCTGCCGGATATCCCACGCCATACCGTAAAAGATAGTGAGTAACTCTACCCAGTGAGCGGAAGTCGCTGTCCTGGCGTACGAACTTCACTAGGCGATACCCACTGTCGAACACTATTTCCCCGGTCTGCCGGTTACGTACCCGCAGCCCGACCTTGGCGGGGGACGCCTGCAGGATCTTGCCCGCCGAAAACCAGTTAAACGACATCGGCGCGGGTGCGACGAAATTGGCGTTCTGCGCCAGCACTCCCAATCCGATATTGAAACCCGTCCAGGCACCAGGTGTGCCAATCATCGTGAATGTCGACATGTAGACATAGGGCACGGTAAAACGAATGAAGATCAGTGGCGGCTCTTGTGTGGTCATCGCCGTGCCGAAGCGCACATGGTGTCGACTTGAGTACATGCCACCATCGCCCTCACGCAGGTAGTTCGAAGCATTGGCGCTGCCCTGTTCCCTGACCACGAAAACAGGCGACGTCTCATCCACCTGTACATTGCCGCTGCTTCCTCGAATGCGCAATCCGACGCTCATTTGTACCTCACCACAAGAATCTGCCACATCTGCCCAGGTGCCTCACCAGCGCCCAGCGTCCAGTTGACGATGCCCTGCCCTACCGTGACGATGGGCATCTTCGGTAGTCTGGCAGCCAGCACGCCCCATCCCGAGCCCGTGTACACCGGCCAGCCGGCCTGGAAGCCAGGTATCAGGTAGGCGCCAGCGTTATCCGGCGTCACACCGGCAACTTGCCGACTACCATTGCCATTGATTACGACGAACTCCGAATGCACCACCCTGACCGTGAAATCACTCACATCCAGGCGCACTACGCCTGTGTTCGGATCCCTGATCCGGATACCCGCTTTCATGTCAGTTCCCCAATTTCAATCGCCAGTACACCTGTTGCAACGTCGTAATACCGATCGTAGTTGGCCCTCAGTTCACGGCGGAAGCCACTGCCACTGCCATTGAGTTCGAAGGACCCGGCCTTGTTCAGTCGCCACACTGGCAGTCCCTGACTATTGAGCGCCGAGGAAGCGATACTTTCGCCAATCATGGCGTTGGTGATCCAACCTGTTCCGATCAGAGCCTGGTTGATGAATGTCTGCCCGTTCTGAACCACGAAAGGCGACATCACCTTCCCGTCGTCAAGACTGGAAACCACACCGAACTTATTGGCGTTGACCAGGAAGCTGCTTTGCTTGTCTTCGATCCCCAATGCCACCCCGGCCACCACTTGCTGCCCGCCCGACGTGGTCTGCATCTTGACCGTCCACATGGCGTTGACCTTGTTGTCGGTCCCCACCTGAGCTTGGCTGACCTGTTGAATCGAGGCGCTAGCATTGGCCTGTTGCACTTGGACATTGTCGATTCGCCGCCCTAGCGCCAGTCCATCCTCAATCCGCGCCGACTGCTCCGACCAGACCCCGACGAAGCTCGTCTGGGAACCGGCATAATCACTGTTGCTTCCCGCCATCGGCGGGTTGATCTGGGCGTAGATACCGTCAATACGGGTCGCCTGGCTCGTGACCTTGCCATCCACCTGCTGCACCTTGGTGTCCAGCGAAGTGAGCGCCGTGGCCTGGGCGGTGTTCACCCCTTCGGCATTGGTGATGCGGTTGGTCAGCTGGGTGAGCTGGCTGCCCTGTGAGGTGACGCTGTTGCCTTGCTGGGTCACCTTGGTTTCAAGCCCGCTGATCGCGGTGGCCTGGCTCGCGTTGACACCCTCCACCGCGGCGACCTTGTTACCCAGCGAGGAAATGGCCGCACTCTGGCTGTCGAGCTTGCCCTGTGTCTCGCTGACCTGGCTCGACAGGCTGTTCAACGCGCTGGTGTCGGCCTTGCCGTTCAACGATGCCTTCAAGCCATCGAGCTGGCTGGATTGCGCCGTGTTCACCCCTTCGGCGGCGGTCAGACGTGTCTCGGTGCTGCTGACCCTGGCCGCCAGGCCATTGCTGTCGCGCACCACCTGGCCGATGTCCAGCCAGAAAGCCGCCGCAGGTGGCGCCGTGTTGACGGGAACCGCCTTGAGCGCCTGGTGCAGGCGCTGTCCAAGGCGCACGGTATCGCCGATGACATAGCTTTTCGCCGGGTCATAGTCGAGGGCGGCGGCCTTGCGACTGACTTCGTCCAGCTTGTCTTGCAACTGCCCATCCAATGCCTTGAGCCGCTGATCGACCGACCCCGGCCCCGTGCTATCAACCAAACCGATGCGATCGAACAGCTGCTTGCCCAGGGCCGACTCGCCGATCTTGCCGGAGAAGTAGCGGTCGTATTCACTCTGGTCGATGCTGGCCTGGCCATGTACACCGACGCCGGAGGGATACCAGCCGCCGACATTGCCGCTGCGGTCCACCAACCGAGCCCAAAAGTAGAACGTCGTGCCAGCGGCCAAACCCTGCAATTGGTGGTCGGCCTGCGGATAGGCGAAATCCCCCAGTTTCCTGGCCTCAGCACGCGACGTACTGGTGCTATACCAGATCTCGGTACGTTGGGTGTCCCCAGCCCCCTCAGGGAAACTCCAGTCCAGGTCAATACCAAATACCTTGCTGCGCGCCTGCAACTGGGCCACTGCGGGAGGCGCGCCCGCCTTGCCGGTCAACGAGGTCAGCTGCGACACCTTCCAGACCGAGCTGATCTCGCTGGCACTGACCGAGCGCACTCGGGCCAAGTAGGCACCGCCATAGATCCCGGTGACATCCACGCCGCAGGCGCCTGTGCGCGGCAGGCTGATCCAGTTGCCGTCGTCCTTGCGCCACTCGACCTCATAGGCCACGGCGCCAGACACGGCAGGCCAGGCAATCGTCAAGGTGCTCACTGCCAGGCCCTGGCTCACCGCATGGCTGCTGCTCAGATTGATGCTGGCCGGTGGAGGCACCAGGTTGATCGGGGTGACGCTGATCGGCCGTTCTTCAAGGCGCGCCCCGGTATCGATATGGGCGAACTTGCCAGGGTCGTACTGGACCGCGTTGATCTCGTAGATACCCGGTTCTGCGCGCGAAACGCTGGTGACACGGTACAGCGGGACGGCCAGGTCGGCGGCGTCCAGGGCCCAGACCAGCTCGACCCGAGGTTTGCTCGAATAGGCGGTGGTCACGGTCAGGCGACGCCCGTCAACAGACTCGACAGTGCGTCCTTCACAGGTGCCGTCCGGCAGGTTGAGTATCAAACGATCCCCAGCCTTGGCCTGGGTGTCACGGTCAAGGGTGACCTGCCGACCACTGACCGCGGCGATTCGCCCACCGACCGGCCGGCCGGCGAGCAGCTCGTCCGCCACCGGAATTACATAGCCGGGCAGCGGGATACGCCCATCCATGCCGACCCGGAAGCTGATGCCACGGTCGCGGGCGTTGGTCAGCAGGGCCCATTTGCCGCGGCGCTGGGCCTCGGACTCGCGGGTGCAACCTATCGCGCTGAGCTCAAGCGGGTTATCACCGTACCGGCGCAGCAGCTTGTCGTCAGCGACCACCGTGACATCGGTGTCGTAGTTGTTCAACGGGTTGTCGTAGCTGACCAGCGCACGGCTGTAGCGGCTGCGCTCCGACCCACTGGAATACGAGAACTTGCCCTCGACCACATTGGCACGGGTATAGGCGAAGTCGAAGTCGGTGGCGCGAGGCATGTCGGCCAGACTGTACAGCTGGCCCTGCGCCCAGTAAGTCATGCCCCGGTAGATGCCAGCAATGTCGCGCAGCAACGACCAGGCCTCGGCCTTGCCTTGCAGGTTGAGGTTGCAAGTGAAACGCGGCTCCTGCCCACCCTTGCCATCGGGTACCAGCTGATCGCAGTACTGGGCGATGCGGTAGAGCTCCCACTTGTCGACCATCCACGTCTTGATTCGTCGACCAAGGCCGAAACGATCATTGGTGGTGATGCCATAGGTGACCCAGGCCGGGTTGTCAGTCCAGGCCTGCTTGAAGGTCCCGTCCCAGATGCCCTGATAGCTGCGCGTCCCGGGGTCGTAGTTGCTCGGAACCGGCCACTTGCGCCCCTGGCACTCGACAGTCACTGCCGGGATATTGCGGAACTGCTCTGCGGAGAACTCGATGTACAGCAACGCGGTATTGGGATAGCGCAGCTTGGCGTCGATCACTTCGGTAAGACCGGCGATCTGCATGGTGTCGGCGATCTTGTTGGTGTTCTGGTTCGCCGTCAGGCGACGCACACGCAGGCTCCAGCCTGTCTCGGCCTTGGGCAGGTCGATGCGCCGGGTGCGTTCATAGGTGCCGGTACTCTTGCCGTGCACGGCATCCTTTAGCACCTCCATATAGGCACCACCGTCGGTGGCTACATCCACGGCGTACTCGATACGGTAGCCATTGACGTTGCCCGCGCTGTCCATCGATTGCAGGGCGGGCCAGGCAAAACGCAGACGAACCGCCGATAGGCGCGTATCGTCGAGCGTCCGCACCCAAGGTTTGTCGCTACGCAACTCGATACCTTGGGTGATCTCGTTGTCCACCGAGGGAATACCGGGAATGTGCGGCTGTTCAAGCGAACCTGGACGCCACTCCCATTTCACGCCGGGGAAGTTGAAGTTGCCGTTGGCGTCCATCAACGGCGTGCCATCGAGATAGATGTCACGGGCGCCGGGCGTGCCGGCGAACTCGCCTTCACCAACGGCGATGAGCATCTTGGCGACGGCTACCGAACGCAGGCTGTCCGGCGCTTCCACTGGTGCCTTGGGTTGCTTCTGACCACCTTTGCGACCGGTGATCACGGGTCTGTTGGTTTCGCCCATGGGTTCCTCCAGGCGTAAAAAAACCGCCTTCAATGGCGGTTGGCTGTGCTTGGGCGGCTTCACGCCGGAGTGTCGACTCGTCGACGAGCCTCGGCGCGCTGCCGGGCAATCTCCTCGGGCACGGCCTTGCCGGTTTCAAGCTGACGCACGACGTACCAGTCGGTGTCCTGCAGCAGGCGAACAGATTCGGCGCGCTGGCTGTTACGCAGGGCTTCGTCCTGTTGTGTCTGTTGCGCCTCGGCAGTCATGACCTGGCTGAAATCAATGTTCATTGCCAAGGGTCTCCTCGCTGGTGGGTGTCTCATAAGGCGGCAACGTCACGGGACCGTCCTCGAGCACCTCAAGCGCCTTGGGAAAGCGTGTGGACATTGGCGCATGCATGCCATGGGGGAGCATCAGAGTCAGGTGCAGATGACCCTCGATACGCCGCACGTCACCATGGAACCACGGCGCGGTAATGGCTGCGTGGGGAAGCAGTGCACCTTCCACCAGGGCGGAGAAATCGAAATCCTCGCCGTTGAGCGTGAGGACATCCCCCTTTACCGAGATGGCCAGGGCCTGGTCGTGACGCACCGGCGCAAGGTTGATGATCATCAGCGCCACCTCCCCATGGCCGTGTAGTGGAAGATGACCCCCGCGACCATGGCATAACGGTAGGTCCAGGAGCGAAATGCCATGTAGCTTGCGGCGATCGACATGTAGGTGCCGTTCATGTTGACCAGCCCGGCGTCGGCCTGGGAGCCGCTACCCGAGGCAGAGACCACGGCATTGGCGACGACCTTGGGTGCTTGTGCGAAGGTCGCGGCAAACACCACGTTCACCGCAGCTTCAGCATTCAATGGCGCTGCCGGCAAGACGAAGTCTCCCGCGCAGATCAAGGTGCCATCGGCGAACTTGGTGTAGCTGCCATTGGCGTTACTGCCGGACTCGATGATCCCACCCGCAGCGACACCGGACACCGCGCCAAGGACATTCTGGCTGGTGTACACCCGGGCAAATGCTGGCGGTACCGTGGCGTTCTTGCTGATCGAACGGTAGAACAACTCGTTGGTCGAGACCCCCATGGCCAGTTGGGTGCTCCACTGTGGATCGGCGTGCCACAAGGTTTCCAACACACTTAGTGCGCCGCCCGGCTCGCCAGGCCCCTGATAGTAACCGTAAAACCCGGAGTGCAATTTCTGGGAATCGATCCCGCGACCACCTAGGTTGCCACCACCAGGCAAGGTCTTGCCGCCCTGGCTCGAGGTACTGATCCAATGGCCCCAGATGTTGTTGTTGGGGTTGAAGGTGCGCACGGCCCGGTCGCCGTGGATGATGTCCACGGCCTCCTGGAGGATGGCGCCATACTCGGTGGCGCTGACCCGGAGCACGACATAGGTCAAACCCTGGGGACGGTTGCTGGCCGAACCGGAAGTGGCCAGCCAGAGCCCTGGCGCGAGCGCCAGGTTGCAGTCCTGGACGACACGATTGCTGTCGATCGGCCCGCTTATCCCCATTCCATCCATTGCCTTGAAGTTGGCGTTGATACGGGTAAACGCCGTGCGCACGCTATCGCCATCGACCGCACTGGGCGGTGTGCCCAGATTAACTTGCTGCATGGGCATGTAGCCTCCTATGTGACCATGATCACAGTCGATCTTCGGCATAGATTGCCGCGCTGATGATTGCTCCACCCCAGCGCCGCTTGCCCACGCACAAGGCCACCGGATTTCCGGAGGCCGTGGTATTGCGGGCGCCGCCAAAGGCATAGCCAGGGGTGTTTTCCGGCCCGGCGCTCATGCTCAGCCCCTTGGGCTGTGGGCTGAGCAACTGCATCACGCCGCCCATTGCCATGGAAAACCCCATGGTTGCCATCGTGCCCCAACCGCCGGCGGTGAACGGCAGAGAGGCGCCGTTGGTAGCGATCGCCGCCACGGCGATCAAGACAACACCGATGATGGTCTGCAGGCTCCCTGCGCGCTTGCTGCCGACAACCACGGGGACGATCCGGATCTCTTTACGTGCCTGGAAATCCAGCTCGGCCTCGCCGACATTGCGCTTGTCGCTGTAGACGGCGAACTCCAGCCCCTTCGAGCTGGCATTGGCGAGAAATCGCTCGAACCCCGGCAACTGAACACAGAGCGCCTTGATCGCCTCGCGCGGGGTTCGTACCGCCAGTTCGAAGGCTTTGCCGAAATGACGCAATTGGCCGCTGAGCCGAACAGTGGTCAGCGGTGAATCAATGTTGGCTGCAGCTGACATTGCAACTCCTTCTGCAGGATGCGACCGCCTCGAGATCGCGATAAAAAGGGGATCGCCTGCTCCTGCGCTCAGTCCGCCGCGGCGGCATCACGATGGCGCAGGAGCAGGCGTGTACGGTCAAGCCAGGGACCACCAAATACGATGACCTCCGAAGGCCGTCCATAGAGATGATGCAGCAGGAATGGCCCGGCCCCGCATGGGGACCACGACTCGCCCGGCAAACATGGGTCGCTGCCGAGGAATATCCCGGCGTGGTTGGGGTGCGCAGTGCGCCCGATGGACATGACGATCAGGTCACCGTAGCGTGGCGCATCCACCCTGAAGAACCCGGCATCAGCATAGGCCAGCTCATACAAGCTGGGGCCCTGTGGGTCTTCCCACCAACCGTCTTCGCGGACATAGCCGGGAAACGTCAGGCCCCACTCGCGCCGATACCAGTCGGCGCAGACCTGCCAACAGTCCCACACGCCATGCACGAACGGCCGACCTAGCAAGGGCGTGTCGCCCCTAGGCCGCAAGGTCCGCAGGTCGCCCTCGGGCCAGGATAGGATGTGCCAAGGCAAGCCAGTGGCCTCGCACATCGCCAGGTCTCGGCTGGACGGCCGGCTGCTGGCGTCGGGATGCGAGTGCACCACCGCCACCACCTCCCCCAGGTCTTCCGCCGCCGCATAATCGTGCGGGTCGATGCGGAACTCTTCGCCAGGATCGGAGGCGGTGTTGCGACAACGCTGGTACTCGAGCCGCCCGGTCCGATCGATGACCAGACCGCAGGCTTCGCGTGGGTAATCGACGGCCGCATGTTGGCGGATCGCCTCGAGCAGGTGCGGTTCCATAGCTCAGTTCCGGGCGATCAACGAGACTGCAGGAAAGCCGCCGTGGGGCAGTTCGGCCGCCTCGCCGAAACGCAGCTTGCAGGAAGCCAGCCCGCCCTTGCAGCGATCCTTCGCCGGGTCATCCACCGGACGGTCCTCGTCGTCGAACAGTCGGTTGCCGGTATAACCACAGTTGGGGCCACGGTAGCCATTGGTCATCGCCCAATGGCAGTAGCTGGTCATCTGCCGGCCCGGCAGGCCATGGTTGTCGATTTCGCCGGGGGACGACAGCTCCCACTGCACTTGCTCGTCGTCTTCCTGGGTCTTCTGGTCGAGGAACCACACCTCCAGCGCTTCCTGGGTCGCATCCGCCTGGGTGTTACCCGCCGCGAAGTTTCGCGCATCCAGGTACTGGCCCAGCGTCTGGCGCACGGTCAACTTGAATTTGAGCAGGTCTTCGAACGCCAGGCACAAGGCGGTGACTCGACCGTCGACATTACCCGCGCTGAACTTCGGCCGCGTGGCCCGACCGTTGCTGTTGGCGCCAATGCCATCGATCTGCACCGGCCAGGCCGCATACTCCACACCCTGCCACCAAATCGAACGGGCGGGTAGCATTGCCGCCTGATCGCCGGCCGCGATCAGCTCGCCTGGCTCATGGGCGATGGCATGGCCGTGGAAGCGCAAGGTATCGGCTCCATACTCGCTACCGTCAATCTCGAACAGAACGATTTCCGCGCCTGGCTCCAGGGTCTGGATATCACTGATCAGTGCCATGGTTGAAGGCCTCCAGGATCATGGGTGAAACGCCTGCTCGAAGGTGGCGCTGAGGCTGTACAGCCCACCACCCTTGGCGGTGGGCTGATAACCCTTGCAACGGAACAGCCCCGGCTCGCCCAACGGCGCAGTCCAGCGGAACGCACGGCTGCCCGAGTGGCGGTCGAGAAAGGTGGCGATGGCGCGAATCTTCGCTTCATCACCAAGGAACACCAGCGGCCAGGACTGGCTACGGTTGTTGAGGCCATCGCCTACGGCCTGCTGATAGCCATCACCGAACTGCACGGTGCGTACGCGATACTCGACAGTACCGGTCGGTTCGGTCCTGGGCGTCCAGGTAAAGGTTTCCATGAATGTTCTCCTCGATCAGCGGCCCTGGATCGCAGCCCAGATCTGTCCACCCGGCATCAGCTCGCGGGAAATCTGTTCACTGGCACCCTGCCGCGCGGCCCCGGCGTAGGCATTGGCCAGGCGCTGGGCATTGGTATCGCCACCTGCGCCGCTACCGCCCGCAGCCGGCACATTGATGGTCTGTTGAATTACCACTTCGCTGCTGTGGCTTCCCCCGAACGCCATACCCTGCGCACGTACCCCCAGCGCCCCATCGGCGCCACGGGTCAATGGCATGATGGCTTCCGGGCCGGCTTCGCCAAACAGTGCCATGGGCGCCAGCGTTGGGCCGGTTGCAATGCCGTTGGTGAATGCACCGCCGTTGGCATGGGGAATGACGGGCGGGGAATAGGTCATTCCTTCAGTATTGATCTGCGGCACGAAGGTAAAGCTGCTATCGCCCAGGGAACCACTGGTCGGTGTGGGTGCGGCGCCCTTGCCCAGCCAGCTGCCAACGAAGCTCATGCCCATACCTAACAGGCTGCTCAAGGCTCTGGACGCGGCTGTCTTGGCCGCCAGCGTGGCCATGTCGGCGAGCACCGACTTGGCGAAATCGGAGAAGGAAAACTTGCCGGTGGTGGCGAATGTCTGCACGGCGCCGCTCATCCGCTCGAACATGCCGGTGAACATTGCCTGCGACTGCGCGGCGACGTTACCGGAAGTATCCAAGTATTCGTCCCAGGCGGCTGAGGCACCAACCATCCAGTCGCCACGCGCCTGGTTCATCTTTTCGTAATCGTTCAGCACCTGGTTGGTCATGTCGGCGTGACGGTTGCGAATGTCCTCCAACTGCTGTTGGTAGCCTTCGTTGCTTGGCTGGCTGGCTTGTTCGAACTGGGTCCGCTCCTTGTAGTAGCTCTCGTCGACCTGACTGAGCTTGTCTGCCAGTGCGCCTTTGCGCGACCCCATGCCCATCTTCGCCACGGCGAGCTCGGTGGCATTGTTCTGCGCACGCAGCGCATCGCTGTAGGGCCGAACGAGGATAGGTTGCTGGGCTTGCGCCCAGTCTGGCGGTTGGTACGCCGACCGAAAGCGATCCAGTGCCTTTGTCGAGAGGTTCAGGCTCGAATCGGCCACTGCGCCGGCGCTCTTGAGGTAGTGCTTGTTGAACGCCTCGACATTTTTCTGCATCTCGCGCAGGGTGCGGTCACTGAGGGCCGAGGCCCTGGACAGTGCCCGTTCGAGGCTGGAGAGGTCGATCGTCGGGCTGAAACTGGCAAGGTTGGTTGCCATGGGCCTACTCCCTGATCATGGTGAAACCCGCCATGGCGGATGTCGTGAAGAAGGTGGTGCCAAGCATCAGCACCACTGCTGCATGGCACTCTCGAGCGACACCCCCTGGCGCCGCTCGTGAGGCATGAAATCGATCAACTTGGCAGTGCCACCGGCCTGATGGTTGGCCTGCAGCGCCAGCATGGCGATGCTGGCCTCCAAGCGGCGACCGCCGTGCAGTGAGCCATGGCGCTGGAGGTACTGCGCCCAGTCCCTGGCCTCTGCGTAGCTCAGCCGTTCCTTGGCTTCGCTGATCGTGCGGCCACCGATGCCGTTGAGCACCAGCTCGTGCCAGAACTCATCGGCGGCCGTCAGTTCTTTGCCGGGGTGTTTCCGGTGCCGTTGACTTCATTGATGGCGTTGAGCAGCACGAAGCCCAGTGAAGGTTCGAGGTTGAACGCGTCCTCGACGCCCAACGGCTCATCCCCTTCCTCGCCGAGGCTGATGGACGCGGCCAGGTAATGCGCGTTGCGGCTATGGGACGACGCCTGTTCAGCGAACAGACGCTCGATCACCCCGAACGAATGACGGCGCACATG